GATGTTTTGTTTTATCATTATTGTCCGTATGGGGGAAAAACGTGAAGAAGCACAGAATCGTGTAAACCTGTTGGTTACTGATAATCTTTTGACTTCATTGCTTAATTCATTGTAACTTTCACTGCTCTTAGAATAAATATGGATACTGATCGGATTAAACAACTGGAGGAAATGAAGAGAAAGAGAGCCCTCTTGAAACAGGCCAACGAGGCACAGAAATCGCAGCAAGCTGGAACATCGGGCATTGTTAAGGATACAACAATGACTGCACAAGAGAAAATTGTTGTGGACAAAACTACAAAATCAAAAGGAAAAGAAACAGTCAAGCCTACGACCCCAAAGGTGGATAAATATCATGATCTGGCAGAGACCAGGGTCTCATTAAAATCGACTCCGAAGGATTGGAAGGATGAAGATATCAAGAACGTGAACATTTATGGAGTCAAGCAATTATCTATTAGTGAGATAGTTCGTTTAGGCTCCAATGTTTTTGAATCAATATCCAAATCTCAATTCACTTCCTCCCATGTTGATATCTTGTTGTCCTTGGCTGTCTCTTTATTAGAACCTGGTTCTACTGCCGAGACTGAAAAGTATGTCCTTATACCTCTCCCATCCACAGTTGGAAATCCTATCAAGAATGTCTCTATCACAGCATCTGAGGCCAAATCCAAGGAGGTATCTCTCTTCGAGACTAGATTGAAGGCGGCTAGGAGAAATTATGAGACAGCAGATGAGAGTAAGAAGGAGAAACTAGCAGGTATGATAGAGCAGCTTGAAGCAGACATTGCCACATCTCAATCATCAACCAAAGGGGCTGAGAAAGAAGTCAAGCCATCCAATGCAGAAGATGCATTTGTATACAGTTACATGGCTGCTTATTTTCTCCGTTTGTACAACAAGACTTCTGAGGCAGTAGTGACCAAGCTTGAGGTGGCGAAGAAAAGAGCTGCAACATGGTATGATTTGCCATCCAATGCGTTGGATGAGATAGACTTGTCTGCTGATCAAGCTTCTATCATAAGAGAAGCAATGTCTAAGAAACCAGAGATAAATAAGACATGGGTTTTATGGTGTGCTTACAATGAGAATGAAAACAAAAACTTATCTCAAAATGCTATTGGCATGTTGAGATATCTTGCAATTCAGATGTTTGCATACACCTCCATGCATGCTTACTCATTCGTTGTACAGATGCAAACAGAGACGGGGGTTAGTTTCAGAGACATATTGACCGAATTGTGCTGCAGTGCTACAAGAGCTGGAGTTGATCAAATCGCCAAGATACTGAGGGAGTACGAGTTGACAGAGGGGCATCCTGATCGGAAAACATACTTCAGGTATGCTAGAGTTTGGGACTCAGGATACTTCACAAGCCTGCAAACCAGTAATTGTAAAATGCTTGCATATGTGGCAGCAAAGACGATGAAGAATTTGTCATCTACAAATATGTCAGATCCCACCGAGATATTTGCCCTGCAAAGCGTCTCCGAGAAAATGCGTAGCACATTGGACGGAGTAGCTGATAATTTGTACGACATATTAATGGCCAAGATGACTCAAGATTCAGACGCGGGCAATTCCTGGAAAATTTGAATATTTGACCTATGAATATGATTTCTTCAATCTCTAGAATGCACTAATGGCGTCCCATCAATAGATTTAATAAAACGAGAAGAAAATCAATGCGTACTTTTCTATCATTTATCTTTCAGTTCATTCATTGGTATATTTCTTACGTTATCTATCAGATCAAGACATTATGGCGAAATCCCAGGGATTTGATGATTTGGCTTTTGGTATGTCCCCACATCATAACCCTTTCAACGACGATGCTGACAGTGATGAATATAATGACAATGTTACTCAAGTTCCTTCTCCTACTGTGGAAGATTCTGATGCAGCTGATCCAAGTGATTATCAGAGCAAAAAGGATATTGATCAGATTATATTGGATCTCAATGAATCATGTGCTGAATTAGGAGTTCAAACTGATTCAGAGATGATCAATGCTGTATTGGCAATGTCAGAGAGTTACACCATGGATTCATTTTCTCTGAGGTGGTTTGCATTCGGTATGACATATGCTAACAATCAACGCATAATACCTCAGTTGTCCGGAGTCTTAGGGGATTTAAGGGCTGAAATCAAAGCATTGCAGCAGACGAACAGCTCAATATCAAAAACATCATCTGATATCACTAAGAAAATGGTCAGTGTTAAAAATGATGTGCTGGACGGGTTCGAGAAACTGAGAGCTAATGTCTTGGATAAAGTTGTGGAGACGTCCGCTCACATAATGGCCAGAGATGAGAATAAGGAGGCAACAACACAGAATTCTCCATCTATCTACCCTAAAAAAGACAAGATAGAGCTAGCTGGTCCTACTACTATCGCTGACTCTCAATCTGTCGTTATGTCTAGCTCCCCTATATTCAACGATCCTGTGGAGCCGAAGATGGTCAATCCGCTGTTAAAGGAAAAGAGGAATCTTCTGATTGAATCCGGAGCTGATAAAAAGAAGTTGAGGGAGCTGACTGATGACGAGATAGAATTACTCGTGATAGACGAGGAGCTCGAGTTGAGCCAGGATCCTACTAAGCAAGAGTCAGCTGATCAGCTAATGGCAGTCTTGATGTCTAGACTCTTGGATATGGATTTGATGTAATTCATCCACCTCAATCATTCATTGATAAAATCATTATCACAAGGAACAAGAATCACTAATCCTCAGATGTTGCTTCATATGGAGAATATACTATCGCCATCTTTTCAGTTCTAATAAATCAGAATTGCTTTTGAATAAATGTCCTAGTTAATTGGATGATATAATAAAACTAGAAGATAATACAATGTCGAGATCAGGATTAATCTCAGTTAATGATGCTAAAGCAGTTGTTGCCATCAATGGTTCACTCACATCTTTCATCGATTCATCTAAAGTCTATGAGGGCAGAGCACGCCACATAGCTAGGAAGAGAGAGGTTAACGTTAAAATACTAGCTACAAAGGACAACAAATATCTGATGAGATGCTTCCCGTTACTAGACAACAATGATGTTTCAGAGATGAGGGCTGATAAAAAGAATAACAAATACATCCATATCGGCTGTATATCTGTATCCATTGAGCCTCTGATCCATGCCCGATACCTTAAGAAATATGGGAAAGAGATGGAAGGGATATGCGCCATAATGGACACAACATTTCATGATATAGATCAGTCGATAATATCTCTACATAGATTTGATCTGTCACATAAGAGGGCTGATTTCATATGTCAACCTAATCATAGCCTTTCAATAACGGATGACAACCTGATGCGAAGAATATCCGTTTTGGTGATATTCGACTGTCCTAAGGTCGATGAAGGGAATGAATTGTTCAACATCTGCATTGGGCATATCACAACCTGCACAAATACTCTAAATCCCACATCATTGGAGGGTGAGACCAGTTTTGGTGTAATAGGATCTACTCCTGTCGAATTCGCAGCTGTGAAAGATCATATCGAAAATGCTTTGAATCCAATGGGAGGGACTCCGTGTATTGAGCTATCTGAGGATGGTGCCGATGACATAATTATGAAGAAAAAGAGTTTGCTATCTAAAGTAGGCTTAATAAAGGCTCCTAAAGTGGTCATTCGGAAGAATTATGCTATGAGGCCCCGTGAACATGATCGTATCGAGTCATCATCTGATCTCAAAAGATGCTCATCACTTCCAAGAAATTCTTTGGATTTAGCCGTGGCTAGAGTTGCAAAGGAAGGTATGTTCTCAGCAGCTTTTAAGAGTCATAGATTAGGAGGGGATATTGATAAACAGATGATACTAGAAAAGAAGAAAAGTATTGTGAGAAACAGACAGAATTGAAATTGAATCGCATTGTTGTCTTATAATGGTGAAGATTACTATGTTGCCATAAAGTAAGTAGACATGGCTAAAGATTGTTACGCCTAGTGACATGGTGGTAAGCATGAGAATTCAGAAATTCGCTTCCATATATGTGTGTTTGAGTGCTTCTGATGTAATAAAACAAGAAGATAATCATTATGAATCATTATTTAAGATTCCATCCTTTTGAGTGGTCAGCTGATTGTATCAGTTGCAAAGGAAATGAGCCTCCTGTGATCACTGAATCAATGATCAAGGAGTTTATACAAGGGTCAATATCAATGTTGATCCATGATAAAGTCCCTAAAATTGCTGATGTGATGATAGGAATGATGAATGCCGATTATATACATCCAACAGTCCTAAAATACAGATCAAGATTAATAGGATCTTGTGGATTGAAGTGTGCCTTCAAGATAAGAGAAGAATCTCTCGTGTCAGGATTAGAAATGCTCGAATTGGGTGATACAAGAATCTCAGGATCCAAGAACGTCAAATACGATAATTGCATTTATCAAATCAAGATAGATGGAGTTATCAAGTGCGTTCTTATAAAGGAGGAAGATGCAGACCTGTTGTGCAGTGCTAAGCCGTATTTACCAATAGGTATGATGGAAACCCAGAAAACCGCAGATGACAAGAACAAAACAAAATCCAAGGAGGTTAAGAAGTTTTAATCTGAGTCGATGGTCAACAACCTCAATATCTCATTTGTTTATGATCTGGTGATTTAATAAAACGAGATGATAACCATATCTAATCAATTAAGTAACCTTTCTTCCTCAGTTCTTATGACCATGACGACTTCATCTCTGATTATCCGATTTTGTCTCTTCTATTTGTTGATCTCGTTGTCTCTATGTGATGAACAATCTGTGAAAATGCTCCACAAGATATCTCCAGTGGCATTGTGTGACCCCTATAAATCTGTTAATGTGTATGAGAGACTTGATGAATGTGTGCATAGGTGTTCGAATGCTATAGATTATGCAGGCAGAGCCCAACTGACATTGATCCACGATTTCTCAAAGATCAAAGGGCCATTGATTGCAACTTGTTCCAAAGTGCAGATTTCTCAAACTTTTACAGAGACTTGGACATTTTCCCACATTAAGAGCTCGCCATTAAGAAAGAATCTGCCTGTAGGGGAATCAGAATGCACTGAATACATAAAGAAACACTGTCCTGATTATGATTGTGATGTTGCCGCTCCGTCTGAGTTGAAAGAGCAATATGCATATGCTTCAGATATTGACAGAAAGGAAGAGTATATTGAATTGAGATCTCATTATGGTACCATCCTAGAGATTAAAGGTATATTGAAAGTTTCATTGGGAGTGTCCGGGGAAGAATTCAATGCCAGCACCGGTAAAGGCTCAGACAAAAATAGATGGCATTTTTGGGATTCTAACATGAGCCCAGGAAACTGCCCTTTATCCGATGGATTGGTTATGGGTTGCGATATTATAAGCAATAATAACTTGCAATACTATATGTGCGGAGGCTCAAGATTAGCTATACAAAAGACTGATAGCTCACAACTTACAGGGTCTTGTAAAGACATTTGGAGATCTCCCTCAGGAGTCCTCTACAAAGTTAATGAAGCATCAGACAGCTCAAGTTACAAAGGTCAGAAAATTGGGATGGCAAATTATAAGAAAGTAGACGAAAATATGGATAGCATTAGGATACTAAGTCAGCATGCGATATATCATGTAGATGCTGATTTGTGTGCGTTGCAATGCGAAGTGGCAGGCATTGAGATCAAAGGTGCTAGGAGAGCCTATACTTTAATAAGATCAGGTGCGGAGTACATTTTAGTATCCCCTAAAGGGCATGGATTTCAATGTAACCCAGTGGTTCAATGTAGGTTGCAAAAACCTCTGAAGATGTGTGGGTCTCCTCCCAGATTCTCAGTTGTGTGTAATGGCTTATCTAGATATTGGAATCCAGCTCTTAATTATATCTTGGATTCTGACAATTGTCCTGCACCGTCCACAGAGGAAAAGCTTCGGATACACATAGGGAACAAACTTTATGATGTCGATGACCAAATGTACTTAAATTTGAGCTCAGATGATCCATACGTGCACAAATCGAGGAGTATTCACCTCTCTCATGATGCACTGTTTGAGGATCAGGACATGTCAGAGATTCGAAGTAGTTGGATGGCACACAAATCTAAGAATAGAACTTCCATAGCTCTGAACTCAAAAGATATTGTCAATCAAAAATCCATCGGGTTGTCGGGGATTTCTACATGGGTATCTAGCAGTCTATCTAACATAACGAAAATGATCAAACACACTGAACTAGCCTTTCTCTTGACTGTTATAGCTATAGTGGTCGGGTACGTGATGTACAAGATCTTAACAAGTCCTAGATATGGTTATAAGAGAACAAGAACCAATGGTAATGACAATGAACTTAATCAAGTGTCTAGGGCACAATGGTTTTAAATTCTGTTATATCCTATCACAGTCTTAGAGATTATTTCTTCTAGTAGACTTGTGATATAATAAAACTAGACGAACCATCACTTAGTAAGAAATTAATTATTAAAACAAGTTGAGTTATTCTTTTAAGAATAGACATCTGCAATCTGATCATTGTTTTATCACCATGAAGATAGATACTGATGAAATTAGAGAGTATATAGCGAAACACAGGGATGAAATTATATCGGCCTCAGGAGAGTACCATCTAATCGTATCCATGTTGCAATTAATGTCTGTGTTGATAATAGTTGTTCCATTCAAAATTAAAATATTTAAGAATTTAATAACAATCATTAAAAATGTATTTAAACGAAATAACAAACCATCTTATCACCCTAACCTTAGAACCTGCTGATTGATGACATGGTTAAAATGAGTATAATGATGTTAATAAACTAGTAAAATTCACAACATGCAAATTGGATAGAGTGACGACAACTATGAAACTTGAGGATACCCATGAATGTTTTATCTTGTTAAAATGGATTTTCATGATATTAATGATGAATCAGAGTTTAGGCAAAAATATGATGGATTGCCTGATTTTCACTTAAGAAACCCATTGAGATCATTCCCTCATCATATTATAGAAATCAAGAACAAATCCACTGATAAGAGAGTCAAATCATCTTTAGAGGCATTGAGAGGAGTAAGAAAGACATTGAAAGGTGGGAGATCGCATGACCTGTGGACTGATGCACATAGTTACTTAGTAGATGACACATTGGGAGAGATAGGAATTTCACTCCAGGATACAATTGAACGCTTATCTTTAGACTCTTACTTGTCTCATTATTTCGCAGTCGATACCATGCAAGATTTGATAATGAGCTCCAGTGATCGATTAGAAAGCAAGTACATGATTAATATGAACAATTTTCAAATATTTGTCGTCATAATCAATGCATTATCATCAAGACGGCCTATTCCTGAGAAGTACAAAGAGCATCAAAGATCAGGAGTTGTACATTTCTCAACGATATCAGGAAACCAAGTGTTGTTAACTCCTAGTTTTTTGGGTCTGATAAAATATGAATATCCAACTGAAATAATACTGTACCCTTCTGATTGGGTAAGATGTTCATCAGATGTTCATACGGAAAGATTCTTGCTAAATCTGACAGCGAATATAGGAAACGAGCTTAATAGAGAGCATTATCCACCATGGAGTGTCATTTCCAAAATTCTGACTTGGGGAGATCAAGTGTTGATAAGATATGGGAATCCTGGATTTAAATTGATCAAAACATATGAAGCATTATGCATAGGATATCTATTGAAGTCTGGAGATGATAAGATTGTTGACAATTCTGCTTTCTGGATGAATACTATCAGAGATCTAGTTGCAGAAGATGACCGATGGTGCCTGGATCTGGCTGAATTAACGGACATACTGCATTCTTTAGACTCTATCCACTGGTTTTCTCAAGTATATGGTTTGCACCGCATATGGGGGCATCCTGAAGTGAATTCTGATGATGGGATGACTAAAGTAATCAAGATAGGAAGGAAAGACATCACATTATCAGATAAGACTCCAAAAGAAGCAGGAAATCATTTCAAAAAAATGTTTATGTCTGAGTTCTTAAAAAGGAACAGGAGATATCCCAATTTATACTATTCCGGATCTGATAAAGAGGTGGTGTCCATGATTGATACTAATAATCCAAATCTAGTTGACTTACAGAAGGGGTATGACAACGTATTCGAGGAAATAACTCTTTCAAAGAACTTTCAGATCCCTGAGACTTTCAATCTTTCGATGATAGTTGCAGACAAAAGTGTTAGCCCGACTGTATCAGAATTGAAGAGGAATATAAAGTCTAGAAAATCGGTCATGAATTCTGAATTAAGGAGAGGTGTTCTGAGATGGTTAAATGATGATTCTGTGGATCCGAGGGAATTCTTGATCAAAGTCTCGGAGGGGAAGTTTCCTGAAGACCATAAGATTATCGGTTTGACCCCAAAAGAGAGAGAGCTGAATCCGACCCCTAGGATGTTTGCTCTCATGTCTCATCTCATGAGAGTATATGTGGTGATCACAGAATCCATGTTATCAGAACACGTGTTGCCTATGTTTCCTCAAATAACCATGATAGATTCTCTACTGGATTTGAACAAAAAAATCATAGGAAACTCAAAGAAGCAGTTATCTAATTTCAAAGATGGAAGAAGAGTTGGAAAGAAGACAATCTGTATGTCTCTTGATTTCGAGAAATGGAACGGACACATGAGGAAAAGCAGTACTTATTATGTGTTCGAAGAGTTGGGAAATTTGTTCGGCATGGGCAACTTGTACAATGCGACATATGATATATTTGAGCAAAGTTATATATATCTGGCCGACGGGTCCTATGTACCATCAATTGATCATGAAGGAGAACTTGAAGTGTCAGAACCGAGATCATTCAAAGGGCACAAGGGTGGGATGGAAGGATTAAGACAAAAAGGATGGACATTGTTCACGATAGTTTGTTTGGACATGATCTGCAAGAGGCATAACTGCATTTATAACAGCATGGGAATGGGAGATAATCAAATCTTGATGTTGACCTACTACACTTACAAAGTGAATTTAGACGGGAGCATAAAGGAATCTGGAATTCAAGAGATTAAAGAAAAACACAAGAGGTTATTTGATGATTTGATAGACGTATTTGGGGAACTAGGCCTCCCTTTGAAACCGTTAGAGACATGGGCCTCTGAGTGTTTGTTCTTATATGGCAAATTTCCTGTATGGAAAGGTATGCCTCTCTCCATGGATATGAAGAAATTGATGAGAGTGTTTTCATTTAGCAATATGGATATAATGACAATAGAAAACATGCTAAATACAGTAGCCGGCGCTGCAGCTGCTGCAACTCAATCTTCTCCCTGTGTTTTGGTGTCATATTTAGTGGGGATATTCATGTTATGCTTTACGGCGAGGCAAATCCTACACTATCATCCATTGATGGGAAAAAGTGTAATAGTGAAGACATACCAGTATGATTACGCAATGAGGAAAGGGAAGAACATCGATGCTAGAATGTGGAAGGTTGCCATATCAGGTAGGTTGAGATCATTCGGATTGAATAATCAACAAGTCGGAATATCAGATCTAGTGTTATTGATGATAACCGTTCCTAGATCATTGGGAGGATACGTGACATATAATTTGCCCTCTATCATGATAAGAGGATTCCCTGATCCATTGAGCAGAGATTTGTACAGTATAATGGGTATGATCAGATCATCTCTGAATTTGAGAATCTCAGCATATCTAGAGAATTGGTCTAGAGTGATATTCATGCCTGAAATCAATTACAAAATGATGATGGAGGATATATTGAGTGTAAATCATTTGAATCCCATAACTCCAATGTCTCACATCAGGCAGACCGTAGCGCAATTTTTATCATCCCACAGGAAAGTAAAAAACAAAGAATTTGTTGATCTCATGGCAGTCTCAAAAGACCCTAACAAGGAACTATTGTCTAACATGCTGTGCAGTGGAAGAAAGCTTCATATAAGATTGCTTCATGACATTTATGAGTCGACTATAATTGGGTATGTTGATGGGATAATCAGTAAAGTTACAAAAACATCAACTATTGCAAATCTTGCAGTACGTCACGCCCAAAAGGATATCAATGATGCTATATCCAATACAGAAATAAATTACTTCCATTTTTTCAACTGGAGATCGTTTCATTTTGGTCAACCTTGGGAGACTGATTGTCCTACAAGATATGCAAAACATGTCAGAGAGTTTGGCTGGAAGAGAGAATTGAAGGGAGTAACTGTGCCCTTTCCCTTGAGCTATATGGATAGAACTGCTTGTTACAGTAATCTAGGATCCACATGCAAATGCAATGACGGTTATGTATCAGTTCACTTGTCTGACGATGTCAATTACAACGAATGGAATGCATCAATAGGAAAGTCTCTGCCATACATGGGGAGTATGACAAAAGAGAAGGTCTTAGTACAAAGTGGGATTAAAATTTACTCCAGTGAACCCTTGATTAAGAGACCTTTAAGATTAATGAGAGCAATCAATTGGTTTGTCCCGGAGGAAAGTGAGACTGCAAAAGTAATAGAAAAATGTGTACAATCTGTTACAAACATCAGCACAGAACAATTTAAAGGAGTGGAGGAGGGAACATCAGGAGCCGAGATTCACAGATACAATGATTCAAGTCTGAGCCATGGAACTCTCACATCAAGCAATTATCTGTACTCTACTAGATATCACATGTCTACTGATAATTTGTTCAAATATTCCAAGGGAGGAGAGAATTATGACGTCCATTTCCAGTCAATGTTATGCTTGATTTCTGAATTCATAAATATAGAGGTGTTCCAAATAACATCTGGGTTTAGATCCACAAGGCTCCCGAGAGTGATTCATTGGAAGGAAACTTGCAATAGATGCACCTCTGTAGTTGATGATTCATTTTCTGATATCAAATTCTGCGGTTCATGGAGATACATACCATCCAAGCCTCAAAATCGTTACCTTTACGTCGAAGAAGATCGGTTATCTTACAATAAAGAGATCAGACCATTTTTGTCAATGATGAATCGATATATGACCGAAGGAGAGTATAACAGAATGTCTGATGTCACCAAATATTGTTGGATGATCGATTCAATATCTGATAAAATAGTATCCCAGATATCAACTACTCAAGATGCTGGAGAATTGGATGATCAAGTTGATTTGCATGGGGGAGACATTTTTAACAGAGTCGCATATCTTAAAGTTGACCCGCATGATCTGTTTGAAGAAGTGAGCAACAAGTTGATTTACATAGCAATGGGTTCAATCCTGGTGAAAGGAGATTTCATTTTGCCAAATGCAGAAGCTTTGAAAGAGAGATGTCAGACAATGATAAGTGACTGTCCAGTTGGGAACTTCATAGGTCTAGGATTGCTTTATTCATGGGCAGAGACACGTCAGATGATGGATTTGGACGCCAACTGGGAACCTGACGATGATCCTCCATCTCTGAGAGGAGCTTGTGAGGCATCGCGAAGAGTTTTGTACAGTTATATTTCAAACATCCCAGCGGCGCTTCGCCCTAGGAAAACATTCAACTTGGTCGATGAGATGAAAGATATTGGGTTGTGCTATAAGTTGATAGCTTGTCAAAAGCTGATGTCATATGAAGGTTATTGCTCATATTGCATGATTGAGTTAATGTCGGCTCCTGTTAGGGAATACACTGAACAGATACTTCACGCTATATGTAAAAGAGGGCATCATGTGCTTGAGAGATACAGATTGAAAGTGAATTTATCATATGTGTCCATGGACCGGTTGAGGAAAGATTGCATGGCACATGTAAGATCAATCAAAGAGGTAACAAAGAAGATGAACAGGCAGATTAATCTTAAATATGATCATCTGATCACCTTGTTTAGAACAACAGAACATAGACCCAAGTTTTACAGGGTGTCAGACAATGCTCTGAGAATTGCTAGTGATGCTAGATTGCGTTTTGATAGTGAGTCAATGCTGTATTCGGAAACTGATATCATGAAGGTCATAACAAAACCGACATCTGCTCTTTACAAATATTCTGAGATTTTTAATCATCTGAGATTAAAAGAATTCAAATCTGATATTTTGTTGTTAGGCGATGGATCAGGATGGACTAGCTCATTGCTCCGAGAGAACATCCATCACAATTCAACTATTTATGTGTCTACATTAATATCATCAGAATCAGTCATGCCTCAAACTATGCCTCATTTATTTGATCATACAATGAATTTGAGCAACATAGACAAAACCTCTATGGTGAACAAGGTGAACAATATTTTGGATGATAGGTGGGGGGAAGACTGGGAACCTATTGCCTCTGTGTGTGGAATATTGATATCTGATATAGAACTGATCGGAGAGAATCGTTATCAGGATAGAGAGCTCATGTTTAGGAAATTACTGTCAGTGACATCATGGAAGATTGCATGCATCAAAGATTACGTGTATAACTATCGAGAACTGAGCAGACGAGTGGACATAATTGTGAGAGGATCGGTCTCTTTTGAACTATTAACATCTGTTCATAGGCAGCGAAAGCTCCCTGAAGTCTGGTGGGTAATTAAAAATTCTACTCTGATAGATATGGGATTTGATGACAATGAAACTTGTTTAAATTTTGTTCCGGAGATCATGACCTCATTTTGGAGTAATACAATGTCTGGGTTATGCAAAAGAAATGCTATTGAGTGGCCCTTGACTCTAGAAATAGATGATCATCTGTTGAACAAATCTATGTATGATAGCATGATTCAGAGGGCTAGAATTTACTGCACAGTGCCGACAGTCGGATGCCTAATTCCTCATCAGAACAATTTTACTAGGGTTCTAGGGAAATTGCAATCAGGATTTAGACCGGCGAAGGTTTCATTTTCAAGATGGGAAAGATCTGTCAAACTGTATAAATCAAATGAAATAAAGTTGACAGAGATATTGATAATAATAGCAGCTAGCATGATATCTAACGTGAAAACTAGAGTTGATTTTATCAACAATGCTAGGTTCATGATGGTGAAATGGAGCGGAAAGCCGAATACTAATACTTGGATGCCCAGACTCGAAATGAACACAGAGAGGAATCCTGGATTTGAGGTGAATATTGATTATATTGGAGTTCTGAATAGGTTCTTTAATAAGCAGCAATTGTGCTTCAGAGAAGTTAGTTTCCCTATAAAATTTGCTTATTCAAAGAAGAGGGGGACGTTATGTTACCCTGTAGCAAAGAACATGGTCATCAGACTCCCTAAATGATTAATGTTAAAATATTATAATGAATGAGCCAGACACTGTGATAAAAGCATACTGCTTCCTATAATGATATAAGAAAACTAGTTACGTTAGTTCAGCACAAATTTATTATTTTAAAGACCAACTTGACATTCAAACCTGATATTGATATCTCTGGAGTTCAATTGAAATAGAATAACATTATAAAGTATATTCAGTCAGTGAAGTAGCAGAGAACCAGAGCAATCGGTTGCAATAAAACCTATAAGGTCAAACAATTTAATCTCTTATCCGCACCACCCCTCTAATTGACGTTGAGCAACGCTTGTATGTCCTCTTCTG